TGGGTTTTTGTACATAAGAAATCAGCTGTAAGGCCAGATGGGACAAGGACAGAAGCAATAAGGAAAATGAGGGTGGATGATAATAGATCTTTCAGGACAGCTTGTAAGATAGCTGGCATAAGTGATTTTAGATTTCATGATCTGAGGCACACATGGGCAAGCTGGTTAAAACAAGCTGGGGTATCTGATTACATCCTTAGGGAGATGGGAGGATGGAAGAACATGGCTATGGTGCAGAGGTATGCACACCTCGCACCACACCATTTAACTGTGCATGCATTGAAAATTGACAGCATTTTAGCGGACGTTGTCACAAATTCGGCACAGCAACCTAAAGAAGAGCTACTAAGTTCCATGTAACCCATTGATAATATGGCTCCCCCAGCTGGACTCGAACCAGCGACATACGGATTAACAGTCCTAAGATGGGGAGAGAGTAACACCAACAAACACAGCTATCATGCGGCTTGCACCAAATCATGATCAGCAAAGTTGAGCAAAGTTTAAAGGCTAAGATTTAAGATTGTGTCACAAAGTCGGCACACCTTAATTGTTAGCCTTTTTCATTGAATGAAAAAATGAAACTAGAAAAAATTAAACTAGTTGATGATTTTTTAGACGCAGATTAGGACGGGTTTTCATTGTTAACGCTAATGGGTGCAAAATCGCACTTTCGGTTAAATTATTGTGATTTGGTGTTGACTTTATATATGGGTACATATATAATTATTTACATCAAAGCGAGATATCAAAGGGAGTTTAAAATGACAAGCGCATACATAAGTTATGATATACAAGAAGACCCGATTTTTGATGACGAGGGGGATGAGGTTGGCACTGATAAGTACTGGCTTATATGTAAAATGTACACCCCTGAGGCTGAAAGGGGAAAAGGCATAGCTAGGCGCCTCATGACTGAAGCTTTGTCCGAGATGTCATCAAAATGCCCGTCCCTTGATGTTCGGCTATGGTGTGAACCACAAGATGACCTTACTGACGGTGAATTACTAATGGCTTTTTATGAGTCTTTTGGATTTGAAGCCACAGGCAACGGCGCTGAAATGAAACTTTAAAAATTAACAGAAAAAACAGGGATACAAAATGAACAATTTTTATAGGCTTGGTGATTTAATTAACGGCCTTTATGGAGAAATATATTCTAGCGAGACTGCCGCTGAGAAAGCACTGGTAGATGATGTTATCTCGGCACATGAAACTTATAGAGAGCAAGAGATCCAAAGCTGGATATTTGACTATGAGGATGATGAACTTGACTTGCATAAATTTACTTTGTCAGAACATTATCCGCTTGGTTTCTCTGAATGCCTATTGAATGCTTTAAAAATAGAGGATGAAAAAGAAAAGAAATCAAAGCTAAGTGATTTGCATTTATTGTTAGTTAAGCATTTCCACTATATAGCCGAAGTTAATTCAGAAGGCAAAGAAATAGAAGACCAATGATGTTGCAAATGTTAACTTTGTTTTCTTATGGCACACTCCCTGAGTGCACCATGAGAATAACATGGGATGATCTTTAACTTCATGAAAACAAAAACAAAAGTGTCACAACTTAAAGCCGCTGCAAAATATGAAAAAAAGTTAATGTATTTCAAGATTAGATACAACCCTGATATTCTTGAGGAACTGGAAGAGTATAATCGACTTAAATCTCTTGCAGAACAGCACGGCGGACTTAAAAATTACCTAAAAACCGTTTAATGCTATGGGTGTTTTAATGAGGTACATGGGTATTATTGATACTCGCCTTCAAGCTGTGATTAAAAAATGCACAGAGATGGGTAAAGAGCAAAGATACAAAACTATTAATGAGGTTCTGCAGTATTTTGAAATTGGGGCACTGTTAATAAAATTTAATGTCTCAGACTGGTATCATTTTGAAGGCATTGTGATACATTTATACCCATACCGTATAATATCAAGCGGTTTAATACGAGCTCATGCAACCGCAAGACGTTACTGATACTACTGGAACGAGCTATTATGGCAACTCAGGCTTTGATCAATCCCGAACTATTAAGCTGGGCGAGACAGCGCTCAGGTCTGAGTGAAGGTGAACTTGCTAATAAACTGAGTGTAGCTCTCGATAAGTTTATTAGTTGGGAACTGGGTAAAGAAAAACCCACTTTTAAACAGGCACAAAACATAGCCAAGCACACTCATGTACCCTTTGGCTTTCTTTTTTTACCTGCCCCGCCTAAAGAATACCTCCCTATTCCTGATCTCAGAACAATTGAAGGTACAGGGATTATCTTATCTTCAATGAAGTCGAACCTAATCGGTTTGTTGGCAGCCTGAATCTTCATACTCCTGTATCTGACGCGGTTAATATTATACGCGAGGCTATAGGTGTAGATTTACCAACCAAAGGCAGTTGGGAAAATTACTTCAAGGATTTAGTTGCTGGTATTGAAAATTGTGGTGTGATGAGATGTACTGCAAATAGGTAAAAGCCCGATACTCTCGGGCTTTTTAGCGTACAAAACATACTGAAAATAAATTTATCTAGCTCTTGATACAGGTCTATGATTACCGCAAGCAAGCGTATATTCGGGTTTTTTAATAAATCCCATTTCCCTAAGTTCTTCAATCATTTTTGCTTGCTTACTGTCATCTTTAGGGGTGGTTGCTAATATCTTCTCTGTTCTTTCGGCAAGATCATGTTCCATGTTAATCTCCTTGGTTGCTGTTTAGGAAGCGCACTCGCTGCTTTGCTCTGGTTTAAATATACATACAGGAGTGTCGCTAAATCTTAGGTACTCTGCGATTAGATGATAAATTTGGTTCGTCGCGTCCGATATTGCAGAAGCTCTTAATGGTAAGTTTACTTTTCATCATTATTTGATTCTTTAGATGCATTCCTGATTAGATTAATTACCTCCTTTTCTGTAAAACTATCATCCATATCCCAGCTGGGCTTAAATTTCACTATTACTGTCCGAGTCAACCCTTCATTGCTACCCTCTCCCGACAGGGCCGAATCTAAAATATTAACTATCTCTGCATTCATAGACCGAACATTTTCTTTTGCTCGTTTAGATATAGCTTCCCTCATGCCGTCAGGGAGCCGTAGCATAAATTTATCTTGTGCTGAAACTGGTTTTTTTGACATCTTTCACACCATGTTAATTTTCTCTCTTTAAATAATACTAGCATATTGACACCACGTAAATTAGTGTCATAATGATATTATGTCATTGTGACACTACTCACAGGAGTATTAAATGGAAAATCTAAATCAAAGAGAAAAGCATGACGCTAAGTTTTGCTTGCGTCTACCAACAAGAATAAAAGAAGCAGTGCAAAAAAAAGCAGCAGAAGAGGGGTTATCAATAAATTCAGCGATTATCCAAAGATTGGTCTGGAGCTTGCAAAATGATAAAAGCAAGGCTAGATAGCATAAAAAGATAATCCCTGAAGGCTGCAACCAACAGGGACTATAACCAGTCAAAATTCCTAGAGAGAAAATTAACATGATTACTATAGCAAAAAAATCTGCTAACGGCACAGCAAATCTGATTAACACAGTCCCTATGCTAGGGATTAACAGCACCATGATGAGAATGACCAGCCGTGAAATATCAGTTCTGGTTAGTAAGCGTCATGATAATGTTAAGAGAACAATAGAATGCCTTATAAATCAAAATGTAATTGTTCAACCTCAGATTGAGGATGAACAAAAAACAGATGCATTGGGAAGGATTAGACTAGAGCAATCCTTTGCCTTTTATGGTGAGCAAGGTAAAAGAGACAGTATTATTACAGTGGCTCAACTTTGCCCAGAATTTACAGCAAAACTAGTAGACCGCTGGCAAGAACTGGAAGAGCAGGCCAGAACAGAGCGCATCAAAACTCTTCCCACCAAAGAAACTAGCTACCTACCTGAATATCGTAAGGCTCGTTCGCTGGAACTGACCGCCAGAGTAACGGAAGGTATGTTGACACGCCTTACTAACCTCAGCCAAGAATCACAGCAAGCCCTGTATGCCAGTATGCTGAACCCTATTATCGGTTATGAGGCTATCCCTCTTCCCATCTTAGAAGAGAAGCATTATACAGCGACTGAGATAGGTGAAACGCTTGGTGTATCCAGTCAGAAGATTGGACGCATAGCTAACGAGAACAAGCTGAAAATCGCAGAGTTCGGCAAGTATTTTCTGGACAAATCGAAACACTCAGATAAGCAGGTTGAATCATTCCGTTATAATGCTGCTGGTTTCTCTGCGTTGAAACTGATTGTCAAGGGAGAAAACTCATGAGACAACTACACGTTTTTCCGGCGAACCCTGCTAAAAACGCTAATTTGACAAAACACCAATACCTGTATAGGCTGTTTGGTAGAGGCTTCAAAACCTTATACAGTAGCGGAACCCCGCGCCCGACAGATATGCGGTTTTTTTGTACCTATCATTTCGATCTATGTCGAGAGGGCGAGGAATACAATACCCGAAAGGGGAATAACTCCGGCCTGCCTACTGTAAGGTTTTTGAACCTCTCGACTCCCTTAATTGGGGAACTTCAAAATAAATACAGTAGAGGTCATTTATGACTAATCAAATATCAGTCTTTAAATTTAAAGATATGCACCCCGTTAGATTGCAATTCATCAACGATGAACACTGGTTCTGTTTGCCGGATGTGGCCGCTATTTTAGATATTAAAAACACTTCTCAGCTTAGTAATCAAATAGATGAAAAGGGTGTATGTAAAACATATATCCTTACTAGTGGCGGGAATCAGCAACTGACTTTCATCAACGAACCCAACCTTTACCGTGTAATCTTCCGCAGTAACAAACCGGAAGCGAAGCAGTTCCAAGATTGGGTGTTTAACGAAGTTCTCCCTTCTATCCGAAAAACTGGAACCTATGCCGCAAATCAGACAATTGACCCTGCCGCAGCCCTAAACGATCCTGTTATTCTTCGGTCAACTTTGCTTACTTACTCTGAGAGAGCAATCAATTCAGAAGGGAAGATCGAAGAAATGCAGCCAGCCGTTGAAGAGTTTTGTGTCGGTTTGACACATGCAAAATATAGCCATATACTAGATATAAGTGCTCAACACACTTTACTAGCGGAATCCGCTCCCGTCAGACAAGCGGTTTTTTTGTCTCCCAGTTTTGGTATTTATGGTCGGGTAGCGTGCATTTCGAAAAACAGCCGAAAGGCTAAGAATGTAGGCCGTCCTAGTAACGGTGTTGAAGTGCCTGACCGCCCATTTGGGCAACCAACAAAATACTAGGAGAAGCTCATGAGCGAGTTATCTATAATCCCATCTGTAACGATGTCCAGCCGCGAAATAGCATCCTTAACTAGCAAAGAGCATAAGAATGTCTTGCGCGTTATTCGAGATCTAATATCTGACCAAATTTTAGACGCTCAAATTGAGCCACTAAAATTTAAGTATAGAGGCCAACAGTTTGACTATTACGAACTTAACAAAAGAGATAGCTTAGTTGTTGTTGCTAGGCTTTCGCCAGAGTTTACCGCAAAAGTTGTTGACCGCTGGCAGGAGCTAGAAGAACGGCTCGTTAAACCTGTTGATCCAATGGTCGCATTAAATGATCCTGCAACTATGAGAGGTTTGCTTCTAAACTACTCAGAAAAAGTTATTAATCTTGAATCTCAGGTCGAAGAAATGAAGCCAGCAGTTGAGGCATTCGAAAGAATCGCCGCGGCCGATGGCAGCTTGTGCCTACGAGACGCAGCAAAAACTTTACAAATAAGACCTATTGACCTTACAAATTATCTGCACTCTAATGGCTATATCTACAGACGAGCAGGTAATAAAAATTGGATAGCTTACGAGGAGTCCATTAAAAATGGATTCCTCATTCACAAATTCCACGTAATACAAAAGGAAGGAGGTGAAGAGATGATTTCCACGCAGGTTAGGTTAACCCCTAAGGGAATCAATCAACTAGCTAAGGTGGTGTAATATGGAAAGTTTATCGTATACCTACATTGTGAAAGTAGAAAAAGGAAAAGTGAAAGAAACGGAATTGCTCAAAGAAGGGCAGTTTATCGCTACCCTTGATGAGTTTATCTACCTAGCCCAAAGGGCAGGATTTCAGCTAATAAGAGAGCAGGACGAAGATTTGGCGCTCAAATAGGGCCGTTGTAAGGATAAAAAGGCTGATCCGGCCAAACAACAGGGAGGATAGTTACATCTATCTTCCCTAATTGAATTCTGTATCTTTTCCAATCTTTAATTAATTTCTTGTCGGCAGATTCGTCGTCTGACATATCAAAGTCAAGCATATCCTGTACGCGCTCGATGTATTTATCGGTCATTCTCAATAGTCTGATTTTCTCTTGTCTGACTACGCTAATCTTAGATTCAAGCTCAGCCTGTTCATCTTTAATCCATTTTTCACCGTCCCACACGTCAAATTCAGTAGCAGGGGCAGCAGTGGTTGTGTTTGCAGGTAAATCACCGAAATCAGAAATTACTGTTCTTTTTTTAGTCTGTATGTTGTAAACAACAACGCCCCTAAAATCAGGCACTGTATCCCAACCTTTACCATTAAAAATATAAGCTTTATTTAAGACCTTTTCGGGAGGTTTAATTAATGTGCTGTGCGCTGGTAAACCGCCTCCTTCTGAAACCCAAGCCCTATATGGCCCGAATGACTCTTTTGTTGTTTCACTATATGGGTAAATCGTCGTAAATCCGCTCTTAACAAAAAATCCGTCAGCTCCCATTTCAATGCTAGTTTCTTCGGTCATTATAGTTCTCTCACTATGTAGTTAAATGCGATGTTACGAGGGCGTGTTTCACTTCCGGCCCAAGCATCTGTTTCAGTGCCGGCATCGCTTGATTCAAACTTTGTTCCAACCGTATTATTCCAAGCCATGAAAGAATCAAAATCTTGACCAAGCTGAGAATTGATAGCGCGATAAGTTAAATGTGAATGCCTTTTAATTAAATCAGGTTGAAAAGAAAGCAATAATCTACCAACATCCACTGTTCTTATGTCGCTCCATCCCCTAATGAATTCTCCTCTTAAATCAGGTAGTATTAAGCTGGGGTAAGCCTGCGCAAGTAAAGGCGATCGGGTGGCACTGAATGACTGCCCATTACACTGTAGCCAGCCAACGGGTACGGTAGTTGTAGGCCAAGGGATTGGTACACCAACGGGGAGTATTTCCTGATGATTCATTACGGCAGCAGTGCCTAACCCAAGATTAGATCTTGCTGTCGCTATGCTGGTTAGGTCGGATAGGTTGTTGCTACTAATCAGGTAGCTATCCAAATCAACCTTAGACCAGCTAGCCGTGACAGTGGGAAGGTCTATATTATTGTCCTTTAGAGAAACATAAACAGAGCTGTTATAAAAAACGGTTGCATACTTGGCGTAAGAGTAATTGCTCCCGCCATTATCAGATGATGATATATAGTTAGCTACACTCTGTGTTTGGAACTCTCTAATTGCAGCGGTGACCAAATTCATCAGATAATTAAATTTATCGCGCTCTATATTTCTTGCATTAGGATTTACTGTTTTATCTGCTTCATAGAGTGACCCGTATCCCTGAGTGAAGCTAACTACCCCGTTTGGTTGAGCAGCATCATCAATTGCCTGTACATCACCTGATGTTGCAAAAGGTGTTCTAATAAATTTAGCCATTTTTTGCCTTTATTATACTGTTGTTTCTGTTGGGTCAAAATTTGAGTTGGTGAAATTGTTATCTTTTTCGCCAAAACCAAAATAAGTTTTCCCTGCATAAGTTATTTTTAACTCTACAGCGGCTGGACGAGGAAGCAAGTCATACGTTTTTATTATCTCTCTTGTATTGAACTGCAAAGGAAAATTAAAAACATACGTCATGGTCATATCCAATCCATCTAAAACATAAGCGGTGCCATAATCTTTAAAAACATAAGAAATGAGACGGTTTATTTCGGCTGAATTTCCTTTTGTGATCAACTTTATATATCTTAATTTCAATAATGTTCTGATATCTTCTAGTGGAATGTTGGAAACCAACCCACCTGATCCATCAAAGTTTGAATTATTAAAATTATTACTGGTGGCGCTAAACCCAAATGGAACTTGATTGTAATTTGATGCCTGAGATATAAAAATAGGCATATCAAGAATGACCGCCCAAACAACCAACCCAAACTTATTAGCTGTATTTAAATTAAAAACATCTCTTTGCCAGTCAGTGAAAAACTGATTAACATTGACATCGTACCAATCATTTTTTTTACCTATGATGAGATTTAAGGATTCAGCTTGATCATATCGCCACGTAATCGCTCTCATAAGGTCAACGCTAAAATTGAAATTCTGTATTATCATACAATGATTACCGCAATATTTCCGGTTGTAATTGTGGCTTTTTGAGATATTAGTATAGGTATTTCAGAAACACCCAATCCACCTTGCCCAGCGGATGTAAGTCCAACTTGAACAGATGTGACAAATAACTGTGGATATATGATATTAATGGCCCCAGCAAGTTCAAAAGCAGAAATATTTCTCCCAACAACAAAACCGTCTTCACCATCAACTGTTCCGGCAGCATAAGACAAAATAGCATTTCTTACTGATGCGGCAGGATCTGTTATGCCCGTTGAATACTTAACTTGAACAGATGCGGAAATATTTATTAAAACAGGTCTAGAAAACTTAACGTCCTGTGACTGGTTGCTTACTGAGTCGGTCACGGAAATAGTTGTTGTTCCGTTGTATCCCGCACCTGCTGACTTAGAATTATATATCGCAGTGGCGACGCCTAAATCTGATCCTCCGTCTACGCAAAGATAAATAGAATGAGGTGCCAAGGTAACGTTATCAATTGTTATTGGGGAGCTTGTTGTATTCTCTCTAAAAGATAATGATTTAACCCCAGTGACATTATAAACAAAAGAAGTGATTGCCTCTGGCATTGATACCCCAATAAGCCCCAAAGTCCTTCTTCTTGATAGTCTGGCTGATGTGTCAGATTGCGTTAACGTGCCTAGCGTAGCATCTTGAAAGTTATTGATTGTCTCCCAGCCAATGGCGTCATCAATTATTGTTGTCAGAGTTCCTGCTAGTGCAACTATTGGACCCATGTCATTAGAAATAAACTTAACAACTTCTTTTCCTGTCGATCCAATTCTCACGCCGGATGAAGAGTAAAACACATCCCCACTGGTTGTCTGAGCTCTGCTACCAGCAGGGATGATTGTATCATTTGGCACGCCGGAAACCGTTGCCATAACAGTTGATGCGGTTGATAAAGTTCTCTCTCCGCCCATTAAAGCCCATATTGCATCTAAGAAAATACCTCCCGCAATGTTAGGGTTTATCTGATTTGCTATCGCTGCGTTATTGTTAATTACCGCGACTCTTGACGCAACCTCGGCAGTAATTAATCTACCCTGAGGGGTTTCAGGGGAAATATCCAGCCCCTGCCCTAGAGCGGATTTAAACTCATCCTGAACAGTTGCTAAAATATCGGCGGTGTCGGGTATAATTACACCCGTGCTGTCTATGTACTGATAGTTAGCCAATTGTCGCCTCGCCGTAAATTGTTTTTATGGTTGCAGTGTAATAGAGCGTGTTATTGCGCACTGCTACAATGAGATTGGTTATTTCGTTGACGCCAGTCACAGAAAGTAAAGCCGCTCTAAGATAGGCTTCAAATTGCCGCAAATTAGGGCTGCCTACCCAAACAACCTGGAAGTTAGGCATCCCGTCATCCATTGCGTATATCATCTCTTCTAGCATGGTTGAGGCCTTTTGCTCGCATATTTGTATCAGCGCCTGCAACCCTGAGTAAACAGTTAGTTGATTATTGGTTAGATACAGATCTCGATTTGAATTAGTCGCTAAAGTTATCATAATGGCGCGGTTGTATTGCCTCCAATAGAATCTCTGTGAGTGTGGTTAACGCCACTTTTACCGCCCCCTATAACGTCAATCTGTGAAGACACTGTTCCAGCCGCCCTGATTTCCCCTGTGGATTCAATATCACCATCCACCAAAAGGCCATTAGGAGCCGTTATTTTTACTTTATCAGACCAAAGAGAAATCCTTACCGAGCCATCAAGAGACTGAATTACCGCATGGGTTTCATCCTCGCCAGCAATGGTATAATTTCTCATAATTGACGGAATAAATATTGCGTCTTCGAATGATTTCTTGCGCAATGTGTTAGGGCGTGACTCAGAAAGAGATTGAACAAATAAAGATATATCTCGGTCATTAGCTTTTATCCATCCTAAATCACCCGATTTTAAGTTAAAATTAAGCATAAACCCCCCGCCACCTATTTGTAATACAGGGACTCTTGAGATTACTGCCCTGGATATTTTATTACTATTTGTGTCTAGCATTGCTATTAGAGGCTGAACAGTAGCTAGATTGAGTTTTCTATCGTAAGCTATGATTTTTGCAGGCAGCATATCATCGGTGTTTTGCGTAAATTTATTAAGAACTGAAGACAGTACGCCTGCCATAGTACCATCATTAGCAGGGTCTTTAGAGGGTGATGCGGTCATATTGGTCTCGCCTCTGCTATGTAATAAAAAGGTGTATCTCTGCTGGCAATGTCAAAACCGAGCTTGTAGATAACCCAATCACCTGTTGCAGCTGGATTAATATCACTTTCTATTTTTAATCCTCCCCCAATCACAGAAGTGTTATCTAATAAATATCTCACTTTAACTCCTTGCTCTGTCATTTCTGGCAGTCCAACCATGCCTGTATCTTTGCTTAACACCCGCATTTTACCCGTTAAATAATTAAGAGCATCTTTAACCATTAACTTGTGGTCATCTATAAAAGCATTCACTCCGCCAACTTGATTTAATTTATAGACCAATCCCAAAGAAGATCCGGAAAAGGAGAAGTTATTGATCATTTTATCTGTGGCTTGAAACACCAAAGGATATTGCAATATGCTTGATATTGTTTTGCAAATACCTTCTAAACTTGACGATCCAGCAATTGACGTGCTCACAATACTAGATTTTTCTTTGTTTGCAGTCAGAGATTTTAACGTTAAATCAATGTCAGGGGGCTGTGTGGGTATCGCTGATATTATATCACCGGAATATAGCAAAAACTCCCCATATGATTCTCTTCCAGCGTATAAAAATAATCTCTGCCTTTGCGCGGTTTTATTCCTAAATGGTGAGGCTCTGGTTAATATTTCGTTCCTTGTTTCTTTAACTATATTACTTATTTTTACAGAACATTCATTTTGATTGGCATTAGCAAATTTTATTCCAGAGGCAACAATGTTAAGACCATCATAAACCTTCATATTTCCGTCAACCTCAATGCCTAATTTTACTATGCGTGGGTCTATCATCGTAACGCCGCCAGCTCTTCTTTTGTAATGTAAACTAAATTCTGAGTTGCGCCAAATTGATTATAATCTGGCAGTTCATCACCCTCGGTTAAGAATAAAAAATTACCCGTTTCAAGGTGTCGGTAAGGTAGCATCATCTGTCCGTTAATTACTCTGGAATTAGATATCGCAGAAATGGCATTAATTGAAGCTGACCAAACCACACAATTACCTGCCCACTTAAAAACAAGATCAAAAATATTACCGTCAAGAGTAATGCTTAATGACTGATTAGGGATAGAAGCTAGTGTTATTGTTTGCATGTTATCATCGCTATAATATGGTGCCCTCATCAATGAAGGTACCATGATTGGAAGAAGGGCCGAAGTTTTTACCTACAATATTGCTCCAAAACCATTAAGTACGCGCTTAAATGGCTCTGTTTCCATCTCTTTATGTGGAACAATTTCACCACTTGCAACCTTGGCTATTATTTTTTCTGCCTGCCAGATAACCGAATGACGGTAAACAACATAACTATCATGCTTAATAAATGGATGTTCTCCAGCTTTCAGAATGCAAGTATCATCAAATTTAATACCAAATTTACAGCTGGATATGTTAACAGCCAGTACGCAATAACTTTCATTTCTAGGGTAGTAGGCGGGATCGTTGCAGATTATATGCAGATGTTCACATGAGCCAGAGAGAGCAAGAACGGTTCCTTTTCGATATGCCTCGAACATTTTCATGATAATTGATTAATGAAATCCTTTAGTTGGCGAATTTCATAGAAATTTCTTGCGCAGGCCGCCAGCCCAAACAAAGCCAAGAGCTGATCATCTGCAATTGGTGACAAAAGGTAGGTAATCTGTAATTCTGTTGCACTAGATGAAAAGAAACGCGGCGCGATTTATCTCACAAAACTGCAAGATTTATCGCGCCGCGCTTCATGCGGTGTATTAAATCAATTAGAACAAACTCAGAGAGCCACGAGCCCCGAAACATGGGGCTTTTTTATCCATATGTTAACACCCTCGCCCGATAAGGCGGGGATGACGTTAACTGTATGAATACACACATTGATCAATTATTGATCTAGCGTCATATTGCAACTTCTTTTAACAAAGGAGAT